GCACGACTGTTCCCATTAATTGTAAAAGAGTTTGGTCTGGTCCTTTAAATGGTAATTGCATAAATGCATCTCTAATATTTCCACCTGGAGCGTCGACATCTCTAAACTCACCAGGCTGTAATGGTTGTGCATCATCTCTAATTCTAATACCACGTTGTTTAAAACCAGCCGGTAAGTTTGCTAAAGTTCCCGCATCTAATAATTGTCTAAGAGCTGCAGTTGCAGTTCTAGTTAAACCACCAATCATGTGTATTAAACCAAAACCATAAAATCCTGTTCCTGGTAAAAATTTAAATTGTACAAAATATTTTATTTTTTCTTTTCCAGGATCATCTTGTGTATAATTTCTTCTAATAGATAAAACTTTATTGTTGGCTTCTGCAATTGTTACAATATAAGGTAATTTAATTCCTGTAGGTTCTCCATCTTGACCCATATCTTCAAAACCAGGTAAATCTAAATTTACATGCATTTCTAAAATTGTATATTGATCTTCTTGACCGTCTTTTGAAATTCCTTCAAGTTCTCTTTCTTTTGCCTCTAATTGATTTTCAGTTATAGGAGGAGTTCCTAACTCTATATCTCTATAAAAACCAGACACTTGTTGTTTTCGTAATTCGTTTTCAGACATTTTAATTACATGCACAATTGCTTCTGCATCTTCTAATGAGTTTGCAGAATATGGTACAATTAAATCATCGGCTGGTACAAATTTAGAAACAGCTCTACCTAATAAATCATCGTAGTAAACTTTTTTAAAAGTAGAACCTGACAATGGTAAATAAAATAACATTTGATCAAACTCTGGCTCATATTCTTCCATTTGATCCATGATTTGATAATTCATAAAATCTTTTACTCTGTGTGCTTGGTCTTGTTTCTCGTTTGTAATGTCACCTAAAATTTGTGCACGCACAGGACCATCTGCAGGTAATAATTCTTTATAAGCTTGCGCTTGAAACTGTGTTACGGCTTCTGCAAGAACAGGGTGATTAACACCAGATGCACCTCTAAATGGTTCTGTTCTTCTTTCATATTTAAAACCTAAAAGTTCTAAACCTTCTTTGTAAGACTGTTCCCAATCTCCACGAGATTCTTTGTACTCAGTATATTTGTCAAAAAGATTTGAACCAAGTTCATCTAAATCTTGGTCATCCATAACTTCTGCTAAGTTTTGAAAATGAGTTTCTGATTCTAAATTTTGTGCTTGTGGATCAAAAGATATTTCTGCGCCACCCATTTCATCCATTGTGACTTCTGCTTTTTGTGGATCTTTTGGTAAATCTTGTCCTGGTATCGCAACTTCTTGCTCTACAAAAGCTTCGTCAGATACGGGAGTATTCGGTAATGCGTCGTCTATTTCTGCCATGGTTCTTTCCTATGTTTCAATCACACCTTTAAATTTTGGTTGGTTGAATATACTGAATATTCCTTCGTTTTGCAATGGTGTTTCTTCTGGCTCTTCTTCTACCATACTTTCAATTCCGTATTTATAATATGGACCCATTTGACTTTCTACAAATTTTTCTTTAGCTTCCTTTATTTCTGATCGTGATGCAGGTATTTCCATATCATCCACCATACGCATAGTAGCACCTTGTCCAACGTCAAAATCTCTTTCTGCAATATTTCTTAATCTTGTAGACAAAGGTGTTTTTTCTACTGCTTCTTCTAAACCTTCTTGTGCAAAAGTAAAAGGCTCGTATAATTTTCCTGTTTCAAATTTTGCATCTTCGCCTGCAATTTTATTTGATAAAAAATCTCCTCCACTAACTACTAGGTCAGGTAAGTTTAAAACCCCTTCTACAAATCTTTTAGCAGTATATTTACCTGCTTCTTTTCCACCTACTCCTTTATCAATAGCAGTTGAAAAATCATATGCAGCAAACATAGGATCTAAAACAACAGCAGCTTTACCTGCTCCTCTTAAAAGTTTTCCACTTGTATTTAAAACTTTGTTAGCAGCTTCTTTAATAGCAGGTGGTAATTCTATACCTGATTGTGCAAAATCTACAAAACCTGCAAAACTATTAAATCTTACTCCTTTATTATTTAAAGCATAATTTTTTACAGTTTCTAAATTTTTAGCATTATCTCTTACTAACGTTTTTAATCTTTCTAAATCACCATATTGTTTTTTAATAGCGGCTTTACCTTCTTTTGTTTTATATATTTCTGTAAAATAAGATACAAATCTGCCAGCAGCGTCTGAAGTTGAAGATATTTTAGAAGAAGTTAAATGACCATTTTTTATACTATACACATTTTTTGTGCCGTAGGTTTTTGCTACTAAATCATTTAATTTTTTTAAATTAGTTTTAACATCTTGTTTTTTTCTAATTTTATTTGCTAAAATACCTCTTTGTCTTTCAAACGATTGAGGTTCTCCTGGTTTTCCTCTTCCTAAATATTCATTAGTTTGATTTGTTGTTCCAATTAAATCTGTAACTGCTAATCTCATTGTATTTTTATTTTTAGAGTTAGCTGCAAAAGAAATTCCTTGACCGTGATCAATGGCATAACTTAATTTTAAGTCGTCAGGCAAATCTGTATAATCAAATATTTTTTTTAATATTTTGGACTCAGCATCCATTCCTGTTTTAATTTTTTCATAACCTGTAAGTCTTTTCATTTCTTTAGGACCTAAAGTTTTTTCTATTATTTCTGCATTCTTAACCCAATTTAATCCTGCTCTTACTCTATATTGATATTTATCGTAAGCTGTTTTTACTTCATCTCCTAAAGCAACCATTAAATCTCCTTTTAAAGTATCACTCATTTTTGATTGTTTAGTATCTAAAAAATAAACAACATCTTTATTAGGAACAAAATTTTTTGTAGCTTCTCTACCTACTTTAGTAGCTTTGTTAGTTGTGATGTAATTAAAATAAGATAATAGATCATCTCTAAAGCCTGGAATATTTTCTACTCTGTTTTTAAAAAAAACTTTTTTAAAAAATCCTGCGTTGTCTATTCTTTTTGTAGGATTATAATTAATTTTTTCTGGTCCTCCGTACTTACCTAATTGTACAGTTTTAAAACCTTCATATTCAAAAGGTTTTAATCTTTCAGTAATAGATCTTGAAACATTAGGTAAATCATCTTTACTAAACAAATTAGTTCCGCTTACTACTCTTGTTTTAAAAGTTTTATCTACAAATTTTTTGTAGTCTTTTTTAAGATTGTTTAAAAATCTTTTATCATCTCTTATTCCATACTTATTTAAATTTTCATCTAACCATTTTGTAGTCCAGGCATCTACTTTATTTTTTGCATCAACAACTCTATCTATTTTTCTTGTTCTAGATTCTTCCATTATAGAAAGACGTCTTTGATCTTTTCTTTTTACAAATTCTTTAAAAGTTTCGTTATCTTTTTTAATTAAAGGTGCCTGATTTTCAACACGACCTTGATATATCCATGTATTTAAAGGAATATCAAATTTAAATCTGGCATTATCCATTTCTGGAATAGGAGCTTTTTTAGTAAAATCATATCTACGCTTAGAAGATGTAGGTTTTTTTTTCCACCTAATATCACCATATTTAGTTTTTGTTGGATAGATAAATCCTTCTTTTACATTTTTTTCTGTAGATAATGTAACGCCACTTTTATTTTTATAAACTTTGCCACCATTATCAAATTTTTTTCTAAACATTAAATTAACATCATCTCTATCCACATCTACTTCAAACATTTTATTGTCATCGTAGTAACCACCACCAACTTTTAAATCTGGATTGTATCGAAGGCCGTATTGAATTTTACCTTCTTTTCTTTTTTCTCTTAAGGTGTCTATTATACCTTCAAATAATCCGGCCATTAGTCCTGCCTGTCGTATAAATATACTCTTCCGCCGTCTGAGTAATCTTCTCTATCTTTCTTTTTCTTTTTCTTCTTAGTTTTTTTCTTCATCATTTTACCCAAAGGTATTTCTATAATTTCATCGTCATAATAATCATAGTCTTGTGTATCTTTATCATACTCACTTAGTCCTGGTTTTCTACGTCCTGTGTTTTCACCAGGTCTATTAATTAAAAAAGGAAAATCAC